CACTTAATCCATTAGTTCTTGTAAACCCAGCCATCTATATCTCCTTAGTGTCCACCGCAACTACTTGCGTATAGTTTTTCAAATTTTTCTTTGCCGCAACCAAATTTAGAATCTACTTTTTTAAGCATTTCATTTTTTGAACATCCACTTGCGTCAAGTCTTTTCATTTCTGCTTTACAGCCTGCTTCGTCGAAACTATCATCATCTTTTGCTTCGCCAAACTTTTCAGCAAACTTAGCTTTTAATTCTTCTTTAATCTTATCTTCAAGTGCCATTGGATTATCACCGCCTGCTACTTTTGGATATGATTTCTTTTCTTTATTAAGTCCGCCTGCTAAGTCTTTAGTCATAAACTTTGTGTCTTGATGTTGTTCATCTGGACTGTTAGCATAGTCTTCGTTATCGCCAGGCTCATCTTGCATTGTAAGTTTCTTTGGCATGTCGCTTGGCATTGGCATTGGACCATCTTTTGGACCGTCCATTTTTTTCATAATGTCCATTGATTTCTCAATGTCGCCACGCATACCTAAACTTGGCATTGGCTCTGGGTTAAGATCTTTATCACCTAACACTTTAAATAAGTCGCCTACTTCTTGTGGGCTATCACCTGTTAATGAAATATTCATTGATGCCGCTTCATTAAGGTCATCAATTTTTTTATAAATGTCTTGTAGTTTCATATTATTTGCTCCCCATTGGGCTTTTGCTTTGTGGTTCGCCCATATCTTGAATTTGTTCTTTGTTTGGTTGAATGCTTCCTATTGGATCATTCTCTCTTTCTTTACGTGCTTGTTCTAGCTCTGCTAGTAAGCCCATAACTCTTTCGCCTGTTACTTGCTTATGAACTGCTGGATCTGATTCTGGTAAGTCGCTACCTAGTGCTGGCTCATAAACTTTATTGTATTCTGCATCTTGGTATTCCTCTTGTGGAGCATCTAAGTTTCTTACAATTAAGTGTGACGTTGGTAAACCACATGACTGTGTTAAGTATTCTGCTAACACAGGTGCAATAGTAGGATATGCTAATTCACATTCGCAATAGTTAACTTCCATATTTTGTAACTGTGGAAAATCTAACGGACGTTCTGTAATCGGTGTACGCTTACAATCTGTTAAATTCATACAACCAAACTTCTGAAGTGACTGTTCCATAGTGTCCATGCAACCTTCAGGTAGTTCGCCTGCAATACCAATTTTAAATTTATAAGTCTTTTTAGACTCTGTTAAATATTCTGCAAATGTCTTCATATCAGTTCCTTATATGTTTATTTATCCATGTTTTTCAATTTCTCAAGCAAACTGTTACGGTCAGTAACTACGTATCCTTCGCCATTTACAAGCCCAGAATCTTCATATCCGCTGTCTTTATCTTGCTTTTCTTTCTTAAGTTGCAAGTCAATCATTTTTAATTTTTTATCTAGTTTAGCAACCTTGGCGTCAAGTGCCGTTTTAAGCATTCCTCCAGCCACTTCAAAAACTCTACCACTGTATCTACTCTCCACATTCATACCCAAATCCATCAGATCATCATAAGCTGTAGTAGCCTTATCTGCAATAGCGTTGAGTTCTTTATCTGCTAATTCACCTAAACCTTTTACAGCTGGTAATGCCGCAGTAATCTTATCAAGTTCAGCAATGTCTCTAAAGTCCTCTTGCTGTTCTGCTTTAACAACATCATTAGACTTTGACTCTTCTTCTTTAATAATTTCCTGGCTTTCAGGTAAATTAAGTAATTCTTCTAGTTTCTTAGTCATTTTGGTTTTCCATTATGTGCTACTATTATTTATCCTATTTTCTCTTGCCTGAGTGAAAAATGTCTTTTTCGGTTATAACTCTAAAGAAGATTTTCTTCTGTTTACACCAAGCTCTAGCGGCTTCCCATTTGGCAACATTTTGGATATACTGTGCTTGACGCCATTTATCACGCCCAACATTCTCTTTCATAGTTTGGTTATCAGGCTTAACTTCAATTAGTTCAACGTGCGGTCTACCGTTTTTATCGCTGTACTGTATTAAGAAATCTGGTACATAAACTGTATGCTTACCTGTTAATGGATTTCTATAAGGTATCTTAACACTTTCACTTGCCCATTTACTAACACTAGGACTCTCGTCGCAGAATTTCATAAATGCAAATTCCCAACTACTTCTATATAAAGGTGTTTTTGTACCTAAGTATTTTTCGGGGTACTTTAATGTATACCGACCCTGAGCAAACTTACCCATAGCATTATACCACTATGTTTCTAGTTTCTAATTTATTAGTTGCTTGGTCTACTTTGTAACCTAGTGTACTTATTTTTGATCTATTGTAATTTAAGATTTCTGTAATTACTGTACTTAATTGTACTTCGTCAAACCCACCAAGTGTATCTATTAGCTCAAAGATTTTTACATTATCCATCTTTGCTTGTTGCATAACAATAGTTGCAACACTATTTGCACTAACTTCATCAAAGCCTCTTTTACGAAAGAAAGCTACAGTTGCATCAACTTCATTACTTGAAAATTCAAACGGCTCTGTATAGTATTGATTAAAGAATTGTTTTACTTTAGTTGCACTATCTCCCGCCTTAGCTGGAAGGTTACCATATAAATTAGTTGGTGTACTATTTTTGTTAGTTGATGTGTTATCGCCCATAAATTAATCCTATGTAAACAGAGTACTACCAAGAGAACTACTGTTGGCATTTGAAATAGCTTTTTCTCTTGCCGCTTTTTTATCTTCAAACGTTTGTGCTTCATAAGCCGCACTAATAATTTCAGGTAATGGTGATCCGCCGTTATTGATGTGGTCTTTCTTAAAGAAAGTACTTTTAGCTACATCGTCAGCCGCACCTGGATTACCTTTTAAGAAGTTAGTAACACTACTTATTGGATTACCAATCTTACCAGTAGCAACTCCGGCTAGTGTTGTTAAGCCTGCAACTGTAGCAATAGTGCTAAAGCTACCACCTGAACCACCTGACTTAGGAAATGCAAGATTTGCTACACCACTAACATCAATGCCAGTTGCTTTACCAATTTGGTCTTTTAATATTCCAAACCCTTCTTGACGTAAACCTTCTTTACCTAAACTCTTAGCATTCTGTGTTATGCTAGTTGCTTTTAATACTGTACCTAAAAAGTTTGTTGGACTGCTAAATGCCGCTCCACTACTAATATCTCCAAATACATCAGCAACGCCTCCTGCAATACCACCAACACCAAACACACTTGCAGTTCCGCCACCGCCTAATGAATTAGGACTTGGTACTTGGTCGTAATGTCCACTAGCACTACCAAAGCTCTTAGGTGCTGATCCATCTTTAACTGGACCTCTTGCGTACCATACAGTTTCGTATTGTACAGTCATGTTGTTTGCTACTGCGTCACTTGAACTGTTGTCCATAGTGTCGTGTCCCCATTCACTAATAAGAGGATTAACTAAGGTAAACGCTGTGTAGCGTTTTCTTGACATTTGATAAATTTGAATACTTTCAAAAAACGGTTTAAGAGAATCGTTATCCATACCGTATCTAAAATTGTTTGCCGCTTCACCTTGATAACTAGAGCCTCTGTTGTATGCCGCATTAGAAGTATTAGGATTTGAACTTCCGTCTACAGCCGCATAATTGCCGTCTCTAAAATAATATCTATAGTACGCTTCCCACATAGCAGTTGTTTGACCAAAGTTGTCATCGTGGAATACAATGTTAATAGGATCGTAATCTAATCTTGTTTGTAAATTTCTTTTCTTATTGTATTGATGCTTTAGTGTTGTTGCAATTTGATACTTAGGTAAGTCAACACTTTTAACAAGCATATTAATTTCTTGTGTTTTTAATTGAGGAATTAATTGTACTGCTTCAGGATTTAAATTAAAACTTACGTGATAAAGAAATTTACTTTTAGGACTTAGTCTGTGTGCGTCATCAACATATAGTCGAGCCGCGTGTGCTTGGTCGCCTAAGTTACCTTTAGGACTTAATGCTCCACTTACTAAATTATCTAAAAACCCGTTAAGTTTATTTGCCATTGTTAAGTTGTTCCTTTAAATGCTTAACTTCAATTTCAAGTTCTCTTATTTGAAGTTCCATATCGCGTACTCTAACTACCGTGTCAGCTACTGCTGGTGGTGGTTGAAAATCTTGTACCCATTTATAAGCAAACTCTAACTTGGTTCTGTCTTGTTGCTCTTTAAGTTCTAAGAAAGCTATTCTTTCAATAATACCAAAGTACGCCCATACTGCAACCGCAGTACCTGCAATTAATCCAAGTAGAGATTTTAACGGAATCGCTAGTTCAGTATTTTCATTAAGTTTTGTAGCCATCGTTACTCTCCTGCATTAATATTTATCCTAATAAGATAAGTGCGTACAGAATGAAAAAGGATGCCAAAATTAATTGACACCCTTTTAAAGTTTCAGGAAATATTATTAACTATTAACTTGCGCCGCCGCCTGTAATAGCTGTGTTAACTGTACGTCCAATTGCTGTTCCTACGCCCGTTCCTTGTGGACTTTGGATAGCGTTATCGTAGCGTATTGCTAGTGCAACAGTTACTGGATCGTTAGTAGAGTAAGACAAGCTATTGTAGTTTGCTGACTCTAAGTAACAACCATACAATTCAAATGTCTCTAGTACACTTGCTGTATTAGCACCGTTACCACCGTCTAATATTTCAATTCTTGTAACGAATTTGTAATCGCTACCTGACGCCGCCGAACTTTGTTCGAAGAAGTCAAATTGTTTCTGTAGTTGCTCGCCAACAAGTTTCTGTACGTTGTTACTAACATCTTCACGTAAGTTAAGTGTAATTGGTTCCCAAGTATGTTTACCTGCTAGGTACACACGTGAGTTATACACATCTACTGTGATCTGTTCGAAACTAACGTTTGGTCTTGTTACGTCTACAACCTGTTTAGTTAGTTCTGTTGTTGGTGTTGATACTCCAAAATTTTCAAGACTCACTCTAAAGCGGTATTGTAGTTTCGGCATCAACAAACCTTGGTTACTAGCTGAAGAGCTAGAATCCAAAGGTACTGTAATTTTGCTTAGTGTTGAAATTGCCATTATAATATCTCCTGCTTGTAAGTATTTATCATATTAAAGCCCTGCTATCTCACCAGTGTTTTTAAGTCTTAATGGAATGTAAATAAACTCCACAGCTTTCACTGGTTCAATTGCTATATCTAAGTAAAGCTCATTTCTATCAATTCTTGTTGGAGTATTGTTACTTTCGTCACATACTACTAAGAAGTCATATAATGCTCTTTGTCCTACTAGCTCTAATAGTAAACTATCTGCCTGTGCTTTAATCTCATCACGTGTGATTTTGTCATTTGGCTCAAAGATATAAGGTTTAGCAAGTTTGTTAAACTGCGAACGTAAGTAAATTACTAGTCTTGCAACGTTGATTCTGTCTAAAGCACTAGCATTTTTAGCTCTTGTCTTTTGACCAAAGTTAACAAGTCCTGCACCACTTAAGAACGTTACAGGGTTAATAGCATTACCGTATAATGTATCACGCTGTCCTTCGTTAAGTGCTACGCTTTGGAATTCACCTTCGCTTGTAATGTATCCTGCACTTGAAGCATTTGTAATTCCACCACGTCTTGTTCCTGCTGGAGCAAACCATGGAAACGATACTTGATCGCTTAATGCCATTGTTCTTAGGATACCGTGACTTGCTGGAACAACTACGTTGTTACCTGCGTTATCACTTGTGAATAAACTTGGATAAAACACACCTAAATATTCATCGTATGTTACAAGTCCATCATCATTATCTTCAACTGCACCATTTACGTTAGTTGCATAGTTGTTTAATGTTGTTGCATCTGGTGTTAATCTAAACGGTAAGTCACCTACAACAAACGCACTAATGCCTCTATCATAGTTAAGTGTTTTCATTTCACCAATTAGCTCTGAGTAACCTGGGCAAGCCATTAAGTTAAAGATTCTTGAATTATCATCTCTAATATCAGCGTTGCTGTTAACCATTGCTTGTAATGCTTGTACTACAACTTTACGTTGAGCTTTTCTACCAAATGAGCCTGCACCATTTTCTTGGTTAGCTGATTCAGTTACCCATCTGTTAGTTGCGTATGCCGCCATTGACTCGTCATTGTTAAATCTAATGTTAAGTCCTGTAGTATCAATGTAGTTACGTACATATTTCTTAACGTTAAATCCTGAACGTCTAGTGTTCCATAGCAACATACCTTTTGGATATAGTGCTGGATCTGGAGCGTCAAAGTCTAAGAAGTTGCTTACTAGTAATGCTGGGATCGTTGCCGCTGTATCACCGTTAACACCGCTTGTACCATAACGTGCATCTGCAAATAATATACCATCTTCAGTAGTTTGGTCACCTGTATCAAGTGCAATCCACTTTAATGAAGTAGCGTTGTATTTGTAAACTTTTGGATAGTTTTCTAAGTCTGCTGTGCTAATCCAAATGTCACCATTTTTAAGATCAGTATCATCTGACTGTTTAGTAGGCTCAGTAGCACTAACAATTGGTCCATTTGGATCAGTTTTGTCTGCACTATTAGCATCGTAGAACGGTGCTGTTGAGTCTTGGTATCCTACCCATGTAGTACCATTGTGGATCATCATGTCTACTTCGTCTACAATACTGTTGTACCATAATGCACCGTCAGCTGTTAATGCTGTTGGAGCAGTTGTACTTGGTGTGTATGTTAAGTATTTCCAGTTACTAGCAACCATATCAAATGCATTACCTGAAGCATCTGTATATAAGTTTGGAGTTGCTGTTGCCGCATTTGAGCCATTGTAAGCTACAAATCCTGCTAAAGCTAATCCGCTGTTAGTATCTGTAATGTGGATGTCACCACCGTCATTGTGTTCAATAACTATTCTGTTTGAAGCGTCAACACTTGCTACAACGTTAGTTAATCCTGCGGAGTTAATTGCACCTGCAATATCGTCTGCATCGTCAGCCGCACCGTTAGTTGTTACACTAACTGTTACTGCCGCACTTAACGTAGCACTTGCTGGAACAGTTTCTGCAATATCAAATGCATAAGTTCCTGTAACTACTTGTGTTGTAATAATGTCTGAAGTAATTTTAGTATTACCTGTTGACTGTCTTCTGTGTATTTTAAAGTCACCAATTGGATCAGTTGCTTCATCATTGTTAGTTTTGATGTAAACAGTTCCAACTGCTAAGTTCTTACCACCGCCTGCTTTATCTAAGCCGTGTAATGCCGCCTCAGGTGATGCATACATTGGAGCCGCTTTAGTTTCCCACAAGCTAGTTGTTGCGTTCCACATTTTAACTTTCCAGTTAGCACCTAAGTTAGGTTGTGTAGTTTTAACCCAAATACTTCCAGTTGGTCTTGGAGCAGTATCTGTTGACTTGTACTCAGGTACACTAGTATGCGGAGCAATAGTATTTTTAGGTGCTTTATAAGTAGCCGCCGTTAAACCTATCTCTGCTAATAGTGTTGAAGCGTTAGTTGCTAATACAACGTCTACGCCTGTTGAGTAAATCTCTAATTTGTTGTTAACTACTGCTGAACTAACTCCAGCAATACCTGCTGAACCAATAGCTGATACAACATCACTTAATGCTGTTCCGCCACTTGTTACAACAGTACCGTTAATGCTCATTGAAGCACCATTTGAAACAGTTGGATTTGAAATCGTTCCTGTTACAGTTGCCCATGCACTAATCCATGCTGTTGATCCTACTTGTACCCAACTACCATCGCTCTTTTTGTAGAACAATTTGTTAAGTGTAGTAGTAGCAACAATAGCGTAATCACCAATTGCACCAACAGAAGTTTTTGGTACTCCGCCTGTTACTTTAGTAGTATCTGTAATTACTGTAGGAACTTTATTAGTAAAGCTCTGTCCACCAGTAACAGTAGCCGCCGCGCCGTTCCATTCAAAAATACCAAACACACTATTTGCTGTATCGAACCAATATGTTCCATCTGCTGGATTCGCCGCTGGCGCCGTAGCAGAAGCAATTAGCTCTGATGTGTTTAGTGTTGCTCTAGTTACATAAGCTCTGTTAGCTACTCCTAAGTATGAGTAGGCCGCTTGTAACCCGTATTCATTTAATTCACTACCATGTAGTGCATTGTTGTTTGTGTCCGTATAGAAAGTTGGATCTCCAAACAAGTCTGTTAATTCTCTCTGTGAGGTAACCAAATAAGGTTTACCTGCGTTTGCCGCAGTCGTTGCCGCCGCAGTTCCTGTTCCAGCACCGTTCGTTTTGTCTTGTGCGGAAACAACAAAAATCATTGGTACTGTACCTGGCTCAGCTGGGGTATAGAAACTTTCGTCTATAACGCTGACCTGTACTCCTGGTGATACTAAAGCCATTTTATTTTCTCCTGTTGATATAGCATGTTACTATTATTTATACCAATTTGCATAAAAGGCCTCTTTATCTACCCCGAAAAAGGGATCAAAAAGGGCAGGTAAATACATATATGAGACCTTTATGCAAATGTGGCGTTAAACCAGTAGCAATTAACTATTACAAAAAAGGAAAACCTTTTTATAGAAGCAAGTGTGAGTCATGTGCCAGGCACGGTAAGCCTATACATGGTAGTCCTAAATGGAAACAGTCTGGATATGAAAAGAAACAAGTTTGCGACAAGTGTGGCTTTAAAAGCAAACACAAGGAACAGTTTTCAGTATATTATATTGACGGTGATCTTAACAACGTAAGATTTAGCAACTTAAAAACAATATGTGCCAATTGTAGTAAAATTATGTACAAAGAAGGATTTAAATGGA